CCGATGCGTATAAGACCGGTCGGGTCGAATATATGGAGGAGACCTTGAACCAGTTGATGGCCGAGAAGAAGAAGAACGAGGAGCAGGCCAAGACCGAATTTGACAAGCGTGTAAAGGAGACCAAGGCGAAGGCGATTCAGGAGAATATCAAGCTGGCGAATGAAACCGGAAATAAGCTCACGCAGATGTTGGCGACTGATGGCGAGACGTTGGTGGATGCGAAGCCGAAGCTCACGAACGATAGTGTAGGTGGCGGTATTTGGAATGCTGGCGATGAATCTTCATCCGTGACAATGACCGTGGAAGAGATGCGGAAGGAGCTTTTCGAGAGCGATGATGTGGTTATGGATAAGAAGAATGATCACGGGTTGTCGCGATTGTCCTCGTCGGGCGCGCCAGAAGCGAAGGAGATGGATAATGTTGATTAGGATTTGAATATTCTAAATGAAAATAAAGGTCATTATTACTACTGTCGCATACAGTAATAATAATGTGATAAATTATGTTATATTGCGTCATCTACCATTTTTTGGTAAATGTAACGTTGGCATTCCAGCCGCTAGACTGGCTGTAGCCACCACCAAAACTAAGAGATGAATTCTTTGCCTGAGCAGCAGATGAGGCAGAAAAATCGGTAGAAGACATGGTCTTCGGGTGTGTAAATTGGAGAGTTTTCATTCAATAACGAATAATGAATTATATTATAGGATAATATTATTTATTATAATTCGAAGATTAAATTGTTTATTATTACTAGTCGTGTGAATTCGTTGCTTAGACGGACTGCGCGACACAGTAATAATAATCCTTGAAGACTGTCTTGTCTTTCACACTGCGGCTCATTTTGGCGGAGGAGAAGCCTTCATCGGTGGCGGCTTTGGCGATCGTATCCCATGTCTTCAAGACTTGGTTTGAATTCACAAGGCGTTTCTCAACCTTCTTACCGGTGGTTGAAATTTGGACACTAATCACTGGGTTGGCCTGTCCTTGAATAACTGCTTGTGTCATCGTGTAATAACTATCTTTCAGAGCGAGACCGTAATAGCCTTCATTACTCGTTGTTTCAGCCCAAATCGTCGCCTTCAGTGCGTTCGGACACGCATTCAGATAGGTCTTCAGGTTCTTCATGTCAGTCTCGCTTGGTGTCTGTCCCACGGAGATTTTCCATTGCTGATACTCTTTCAGAAGTGTAGAATTCAGGATTTTGCCACGGTCGGAGAACTTACAGCACTCGAAAATAAAAGTTTCAACACTAAACTGTGCTGGATTTTCGGCTTCAGTTGCGATGACCTTCTTGTATTCCACCGTCTTCAACTTGATACCCTGATAGCCGTGAATACGTTCGATACGCTTGGGTTTGAATTTTACGTCCATATAATGCTTCAATGCGTGGAAGGTTTCTTTCGCTGGTTTCGTATGCGACCATAGACGGAATCGCCCTTCAAGATTTACGGATTCTTCTTCGACATCAGGACGCACGATACAGCATGTCGCGACGAACTCGTCGAACTTTTTCGTCATTTCATTTTCGGGGAGAAGAATGTGCTGTGTGAAGGGAGATTCATTTTCGCTTGCGACGACTTGAAGTGCTTGGGATTGTTGTGCGGTCTTCTCTTTGAGTTCATTATTGGCGAGTGTGAGGTCGTGGATGGTCTTCTTTTTCGATTCGAGGTCATTGGCAAGCTTCGCATTTTCGGCTTCCAATTCTTCATTGCGTTGAAGCAGTTTGTTGAAATTTTCCACATTATACGTTCTTGCGTGAATAATATCCTCGATATGTTTTGTCAAGCGGGCAATTGTAAAATTGGTGTTGTCATATGCGATGATTTCGGTCTTGTTTTTACCGGCGACTTCAATCGTGCGGAGTTGGCGTTTGATTTTCGGGTGTGCTTTAATGTGGTTCTCGATTTCGGTTCTATTTGCCACTCTGAATGCTGCGGCGAGGATGAAGTTATCGTATTTCTTGTGATGGTGTGCGACGCGGGTGGCGAGGTCGTTGGTCTGTCCGAATTTGATGAGTTTTTCGTTGTCGGCGTTGGTGTTGTCGATGGTGCCGAAATAAATGGTTTGAGTATTCAAAGGAAACTGAGTGATAAGCGTTTTCTCGACCGCGCGTTTCTTTTCTTGGGTCAGAGTGATGGTGGCTTGGTTGAGGGTGGAGATGACTTCGTTCTTTTGTTCGAGTTGGGCGGCGGATTGTTCGAGTTGGGCACGGAGTTCGCTGGTTTCAGTATCGAGAATTTGGTGGAGTGTTTCTTCCATCTTCATGTAATAGTCGTGGATTTCACCGGCTTTTTTGGTTTGTGCTTTCAGGCAGAGAAGTTTGAAGCATCGAATGGTGAGTTTGATGGTTTGCTTATTATGACCGCCGTGTTTTTTGGGTTTGTCTGAACCGGATTTGTCTGGTGAATGAGGTGGTTGGTCTTCATCGGTTTCGGATGAAGTGACAATTTTATAATCGACATCAAGTTTAAAGTTGGATTCAACCATCGGTTTTACGTGCGCCTTTTGACTAAACCCTAACCATTTCCAAACGTGGTCCAAATCAACGACAAAATCTGTATTCTTATCATAATTGAGGTAACAATAAAAACTAGCAACAAACAATTGCTGCTCGAATGTGCTGAAGTTTTCTTGAAGTTTCGCAAGAAGAAGATTGTTGTATTTTTGAGACAACTTTGTAATCGGGTTTTTATCGATGAGATCAACAATGTTGAGGGTCGCCGAAGAAGCAGCGGAGGCAGAAGAAGCGGAAGACATCGTTATGAGCGTATGTTATACTATGTATATACGGATGTCTTTAAGTTGTTTTCGTGATACGAAAACAACATATGCGAAACCAATATTCAAAAACTAGTTAGACTTAAATCTTGCTCTCGTATCGCCGAGAGCAAGATTCCATAAATAGGGTTAAAATGCTAATTTCGCCATCTTACTCCTCCGAAAAGAAGAGCAACTTTCCCTCACCACTTACTCTTCTTGACATTTATCTTCGGTCCCTTACTATTTTTCGCAGCATTAGGGTCATACGACTGCTCGCCTTCGTCATCAGAACCGAGATTCTTGGAGATTTCCCAGAACTCCTTACTGCCGAGCTTGAATGGCCCGTGCTGTTGTGCCTTATACCAGAAGATTTGGTCTTGTAATTTGTTCGATTTCGCGTTATTATTAATGACCAAACACTCATAATTCTCGGTGCACTGGTCCATGACCTGACAAAAGCTCTCAAAAGTGGGGAACATGCCCGCATAATTGTCGTAGATTCGCTTACGATTCGCAATATATGGCTCGCGGAGGATAAAAACGTAGTCGATATTCGTGCGGAGATTTGGAGGGATACCCAATGGATATTGCATTGTGATGACTAACATGATCTTCCAATGACGGCCGTTCATGAAGAGGAGGCGCATCATCACGTCCTTCGTCCATTTGTTATCATACAGGCAATCATCCAATACAACGAACGTCCTTGGGTCAATGGATGACTTCTTATATGTATCCATTTCTTTTTTGACCTGCTTTAAGACTGCCTTTTGTCGCTTGAGAATATTCTCGATGATGGCCGTATTATACGCATCATGGATGAATAGTTTTGGCACATGGGCGGCGAAAAAGCCGTTGCCGGCCTCCGTGCCGGAGATTACGGTTCCAATGGGGATATCTTGGTGGTGAAACATCAAGTCCTGAACGAGGAAACTTTTACCGGTATCACGCCGTCCGATGAGAACGATAACGGGTCCCTTATTTTCATCGGGGCGAAAGCTGATAGCCTTCATCTCGAACTTCGCGAGTTCTAAATTCATGATGATGGTTGGGTTATCTGGTGATACTAATGATAGATATTTTATTGTGACGGATTATACGAAGCCCGTCGCCCGTTTAAAACCTATATAAAACTTCTATTGAACAATCATATCATTATTCGTTATTCATTATTCATTTAGGAAAATGCCAACCAACACACCGACCACGACCACCACACCGACATTCCAACTTCACTATCGAAAACACAAATATACGCCAGATAAAATAGATTCCGCAAAATTGTATGATATTCAGAATTATATCCCAATTTATAGCCGTTTTTTTGATATCAACGAAACAAATTACAATAGCATCCAATTGAATCAGATGTATTATTTACAGAATATTATTGAGCATCCGAGAGGCGCGACGAATGAAACCCATTCTACTTCTCTAAATCATTTAGAAACTGTAATTGGTGATGACGCAGGAAATACGACAAACGTCCCGATGTTTGTGAAATATTCACCGCTATTAGACCCGATACGGTATTTATCTGGGAAATACGAGACGCCCACAACATCACCTCCTAAGACATCGCTCCCTAAATATAACTCGACGCTGGAAAACTGTGAAGAAAAGATGCTGAACACCAATAATTCATCTTATGTGGATGGGTTCTTTTCCTATTTGACAAGCCGCACGCTTCATACACATGGTATGGTTCATGGATTGGATTATTATGGTAGTTATCTTTGTAAGCAGCGCGAGTTTTCAACGAATGTATTTGATGATATTGATTATTTGGCGGATTGTTCCTTTTTTAATACATACGAAAATCAGCGTTTCACGATTGATTATTCGCAATTTGGCGAAGATGAATCGAGTATGCGCGACAATAAATGGCTGAAACTGCGAAATAAGCTGAACCCTGTTTTACAAACTGGTAACAAACCTATTACAATCCTTGAAGATGTAATTGAGTTTGAACCTATGGTCATGGTGAATGCTGAACCGGCGCCTGCGCTATATCCGGACAATACACTCACAGCCAATAACGAAGGAAGCGGCAGTCAAATGGTTGAAATCAACTTCAACGACCTAGAACCATCAGAAGAAGTTATAAAACCGAAAGGGTCAAATAAAAATACTAGTTGTGGTGCTTCGACGAACAGTGACAGTGACAGTGACAGTGACAGTGAAAGCGATACATCACAGTCGAATTCTTCTTATACCACGATTGACGCTGATGAAGACGGCGATGAAGGCGATGAAGGCGATGAAGCTGAAGCATCAACAAATGATAATGGAAAAGACGCAGAAGCCGGAGAAGCAGGAGAAGCAGGAGAAGCAGGAGAAGCCGGAGAAGCCGCTCAAGCAAACCGAATCGACGGAAGCGACGGAAGCGACGACGAAGGCACTGGCACTGGCAGTGACAGTGGCAGCGAAGGAAGCAGCTATTCAAACTACAGTGATGACGAACAAATCATCGTAAAAATAAACGACTTTCCAATTCAAGCCATCCTACTTGAGAGATGCGTGAATACACTCGACCATATTATGATGCAGGACGAACTAACAAAAGAAGAATGGACGTCACTCCTGTTTCAAGTCATTATGACACTCGTCATTTATCAAAAGATGTTTGAATTTACACACAACGACCTTCATACAAATAATATTATGTTTATCGAAACAACCGAGGAGTTCATTTACTACTTATACGAGGGTCAGTATTACAAGGTTCCAACCTATGGCCGTATTTTCAAAATCATCGATTTCGGTCGCGCAATCTACAAATTTCGCGGACAGCTGATTTGTAGCGACAGTTTTCACCCGAAAGGCGACGCAGCAACCCAATACAATTTCCCGCCATATTACAACCCAGATAAACCAACGGTTGAACCGAATTATAGTTTCGATTTATGCCGTTTCGCCTGCGCACTTTTCGACTATTTCATTTATGATTTGCGTAAAGTGGAAAAACTATGTAAATCGGACAAAATCATCAAGCTGGTTGTGAAATGGACAACCGACGACAAAGGCCGAAACGTGCTCTACAAATCAAGCGGTGAGGAGAGATATCCCGATTTCAAACTCTATAAGATGATCACTCGGTCGGTTCATGGCCATATTCCCTCCAACGAAATCCATAATCCGCTGTTTGATGAATACAAAATCACGCATAAAAAATACAAGAAACACGCCACACTCGCTGCGAAATTCCTGAAAGACGGTAAAAATACGCACCTATTTATTGATGTTGATGGATTACCATTGTATTATACGGTCTAATCGCGGCGGTCGCGGCGACGATTCTCGAGAAACAGTGTTCGGTGTGCTGGAACACCATTCTTGGCGATGAACTCAATCTGGCGCATCGTCCATCCCATTGAACATCCGGAGTGCCCGGTCTCCATATGATATTGGACTTGTGAGATAATATCATCGTGGCCTGGGCTGAACATAAATCCGCGGTTGTCTGGCGGACTGTATTGCGAGAGGTATTCCCAGATATTGATTTCGCGGATTTTGATATCAGGTAATTCACCTGCGCGAATAATTGCGCGCATTGCGTCACGCACCATATCCGCAGAGTGTTCATCATTGAAATAAGAGAGGTCGCAATCTCTCACGGCGTCAAGAGTGAGAGGCCAATATTCTTCTTGGGGGGCGTGGGAGCGTTCCAGGACAACAGCGACGGATTCAGGAGCGATACTTGCGGTGGTAGCAGACATATAATAATATGTGTAGAGGACGTATAATAAATGAAAGAATCATAAAATCGTTTCAATTTTATGATGCGTTGTTCAAGATACTATATTAGTATTTCATTATTTTCACAGCCAGAGTATCCAATATGACACCCACGCCGACGCCGAGTGTCAAGCTCCCTGATAGAAACCCTACAATCGCAGTAATCAACATAACTACCCATCGTCGGTCAAATGATTGTGGTTTGAATAAACTATCCCAATCGCCGGTTTTATAAACGACTAGCAACATTACGCCTACTACCGCCGCAATCGGGATTTCGTTAATGGCGCGACCAAAGAATAGACATATCACAATAAAAAGCACACTCGTTATCACAGATGAAAACTGGGTTTTCGCGCCATTTGATAGATTTAGCTTGCTTTGACCGACCAATACGCAACCGCCGAACCCACCGGTTATCCCCGTGGCAATATTCGCGATACCTTGCACTAGACTCTCACGGAATGAATCACCCTTTATACCGAGCGTGCTCTCGGTATCCCTCACCATAATCAACGATTCTAATAAACCGGTAAATGCCATCGCCGCCGAAAATGGAAGCATTTTTATAAGACTATCTGCGTCGTATTTTATTTTACTAGACGACACCGCATCCGTTGAAATAATGGACGGCAGCTCCGACTTTAATGCGCCAATGTCTTTTACGCGGTCGATATTGTAATATTGCGTAAATATGTAAATAAACGCAGTGATTGCGAACATTGAAACAAGACCGCCTGGTATATGGATATGCTGGTCTTTACTATGCGTGATTTTAATGACGCCAAAAAACGCAATCAACGTAGATATGATTGTGAATAAGAGAGTATTTGCCATTTTAAGCCCGGTTAGCCATTTGTATTCCTTATCTTTGAAATTATCGAGTTGATGAACCGCAATAAGACCAGCCAACGCAATCAAAAACCCGGACATGATATGTTTTGGAACATATGTGATATACTTGTATAAGCCGGTTATCGCGGCTAAAATCTGAATAACCCCACCAGCAATAACCGTTGGAATAATGTATTCTTTCCCGAGTAAGGTGCTTACTCCGGCTATGGAAGTGGCGACTGCCGCAGTAGAACCCGATATCATCGTAGGCATACCGCCGAATAAGGACGTAATCAGCGACATTACCATTGTATTTTGAATGCCTGTATTCGGCGACAATCCCATAATGAATGCGAATGCGATGGATTCGGGAATCAATAACAGCGCAATCGTGAGGCCCGATAGAAATTCATTCACGAGTTGAGTCGGTGAAGCAGAGCCGACTGCGTTCATAACAACAAACTTTATTATATAATATAAACAAAAATTTCTGTTATTATATATCGATATTGTATATTTGATAATGACGCCCCCAAACAAGCGCGATTCGATTATCATCGAAGGAACAACCTACGATATCACCGACTTCAAACATCCCGGAGGGAATATCATCAATTATGCAACGAATACACCCGACGCCACAGAAATATTCAACGAGTTTCATCATCGGTCGAGTAAAGCAAAAAAGGTCCTGCGGACGCTCCCAGTTTTAACTGATGATAACAAATCTCTCGAACTCACGCCACAACAACACGAAATGACGGCCGATTTCCGAGAGATGCGCGCCACCCTCGTCGAACAAGGATGCTTTGAACCCGACTATATTCATGTCTATTTTCGCCTCCTCGAAATCGCATTTTACTTCGGTCTAGGAACATGGATGGCTTCATACAATATCTACGCATCCATTCTCTCGTTCATCGCATTTAAGACGCGTTGTGGTTGGGTTCAACATGAATGCGGACATCTCAGTTTTACTGGAATTCGCCGGTTCGACCGCGCAATCCAAACTTTCACGATGGGATTCGGCGGAGGTGTTAGTTCATCCGTATGGAATTCGATGCATCAAAAACATCACGCAACACCGCAGAAAATAAAGCACGATATTGACTTGGATACAACACCACTTGTCGCCTTTTTCGACCGCGCATTCGAAGAGAATAAAAATGGAAAAGCTGCTGCGCGGTTTATGAATCGATGGTGGATGCGGTTTCAAGCATGGACGTTTTTGCCCGTCGTGAATGGCATTCTCGTCCATTTATTTTGGACGTATTATCTTCATCCGAAGAAGGTATTTCACCGGTTATGTTCAGCACGAACGAGAGAAGTATATCTTGAAACCGCATTTGAAGCGGTATGTATGACCGGTTCTCATCTCTCGCTGCCACTGATATTCTATTCTGGCGGTGTCAGTGGCGGCGGCATCTTATGGTGTTACTTCCTATTGATGGTGGTGAATTTCTGGAATTTTATTTATTTATTTGGTCACTTCTCTCTGTCACATACATTCACTGGAGTGATACCGGAAGACAAACATCTTCTGTGGTTTGAATATGCGCTTCATCATACTGTGAATCTTTCAACAAAATCCCAGCTGGTATCATGGATTATGGGATACCTAAATTTCCAAATCGAGCACCACCTTTTTCCTTCGATGCCACAGTATAAAAATGCGTTGGCGGCTCCGTATGTTCGTCGATTTTGTGCGAAGTGGGCCAACACACCCGCATCATCTGTGTCGGCTGGGTTAAAATATGTCGAACATTCTTATACGCAAGCATGGTGGATGATGTTATCAAACTTGAACAAAGTTGGAAAACATTATTATGAAAATGGGATAGTTCATGACCGTTCAGAAAAAACAGAACAACACCCCGAACCATCACAAGAAGAAGAACAAAACCTTCATCTAGATTAAAACCCGGGTGTATCTACAAATACTGCTGGCGCACCGCTGCCGCCGCCTCCGCCTCCGCCACCACCACCGCCGCCGATTCCACTACCAATATTCTCGAACTGATTCAATATAAATACGGCTAAAATCGATGAGACGCAAACAACGATTGAATCTCGAACCAAGACCTTCACCGGCTTTTGATTGTCATGATCAACAAACCGCATTTCTATAAATTTCAGTAAAAAATAAACAATCGCTACTACTGCGCCGATAATCGCTAATTTTGTAGTATTGAACATCACAGTAATCCTGTATGAATGTATATAGTTCTAAACAGATGTATATACATACAAATTCAATTATTTATTGATTTTTATACGCGACACGACACGACGCGACACGACGCGACACGACGCTACGACGTCTGGAACGCCATCATCACCGGAGGATAACAAACATACATAACAACACCTGCGATTGCTAAAAACGCGAAAGAAAATATGAAGATGAGTAAATCGATAAGAAATATGTTGTCATACCATTTTCCTTCGTCTTCGTCGCCGTCCGCCATATAGTTGAATATAATCTATATACAGATGAATGTATTATTTTTGACAAGTTATACACAAATGCCAGCCTAGTTTTTTTTCAAGCGCTTGAAACATATTGTATGGCATACATTCGAACCAATCCTCTTTTACGTAGTTGTATTG